AACAGTAGCGTTTCTGGTAAGGATTTGTACGTAGTTATTCTGTCTAGCTGTCATGCTAGAAGCATCTCTACTTGTCTCAAAACCTTCTTCTACTGGTGTGCCACTAGAAGCGGCTGTAAGGGTTTCTGTAAGCCACTCAAAAATAGTGTTAGTGACTTTTCTAGTACCAGCAAGTGACACCATTGGTGTATCTGCTGGGTCAATATTGTAAATGATATCAGAGACATCCTCTGGAGTCTCGCTAACAGTCTTACTCTGGTAAGAAGTAACAGAGTTGCTAACTCGTGCCATAATTGCCTTTAGTGCTTAGCCGAACATTTGTTCAAATACAGCCTCTGCATCTTCAACGGAGCCAGTTTTGCGCAATTGCGTATTTGCTTTGCGCAAACGAGTATTCTCATTTTCTGGCTTGAAGGAGCGGCCTTGGGTTCTTGTGGCTTTCTCTGCTTTGGGCCTTACTGCTTCCTGGGCTTTTGCTTGTCCTGTGCGGAACAAGTAAGCATCTCTGAGCATACTGACCAACCGTGCATCAAAAGCTTGATTCACATCATTTTCTGTCATGCCGTATTGCTGTTTAGCGAATTCCCTAATTGCGGATTTTTCGCTTTTAGCTACTTCGGCATCTTGCCACTCTGGTACTAGCTGAAGGAGTCGTTGCCGTTGCTCCTCTAGGTGGCTTGCAAACTGTTGTTGCTGGAGTTTCTGTTGCTCCTGCTTTACTACTTCCAGCTGCTGATGCCGTTGGGCACGCAGCTGCTGTCTATCGTTATAGAGCTGCCGCTGGACAGTCCACTCTACTGGGTCTTCATGGTAGAGCTTGTCCCAGTTGATATTGGGCTCTGGTATTTCTGGATTGGCTTGGAGCTGCTCTGCTAGCTGCGATACCTGAGCTAGGCGCTGGCTGTATTCGTTTACGAGCTGCTGGTTTTGCTTGCGCTCTTCAGCCAGGGCTTGCGTCTTTCTGGTGTAGTCACTTTGGCGCTGGTAGCCTTTCAGCATTTCATCCAGGCTTACCTCTTCCTCCTGCCCGTTGACTAGTATCTTGTATCTAGCTTCCTGCTGCTCTTCTTCTTCTAGCTCATCTTCTTCATCAGCTTCATAGGCTTCTTCTTCTTCTTCCTCAGCTGGTTCATTAGCTTCCGCCTGGGCAACTGGCTCCTCCTCAGCTCCTTCTGGCTGTGTGCCTTCCAAGATCCCCTCAAACGCTTCTGCTGCAGCATCTGGTGTCATCAGTAATTCTTCACTCATGATGACCTCTTTCTAGTCTTGGCACGCTCTGCACGGTTGAGGACTACACTTACCTGCGTCTTGATGGCTCGTATGGCTCGTATCATATGGTATGCAGCTTGCCTTGTTTCAATTGCCTCTACTTCAGAATTTTCTATGATTTCGTGCTGAGTTTTGCTAATCTGGTCTAGTAACTCATTGAAAGCCGTGGAAGCTCCTAGCTTCCTGACTTCCTCACCTAACTTAATCAGTTGGTCATCTTGCATAAAACTACCTTCCATTCATCCATGAGTGATGTAGTTACTTCCTTAGAGAACGTAGTCAATACACGTTCTCATGTTTCGCTACGGATGCTCCCTGGGCCACACAAAGTGAAGAAGCTGGCGCAGCTGGATTCTCAAATTGAGCAGCTGGAGCACCTAAAGGCTCAGCTAGCTGGCAGCTCTGAAGCGCTCCAGTGCGCTTAGGTTTGCTAAGGGCTCCCCACGGTCTAGAGCTCGTTGGAGCTCGTCAAAGCCTCCCTCCGTAAAGCGCTGACGCATCAGTTGAATATCTGGCCTGACCTTCAACCCTCGTGCTTCCATTTCCTTGTCCAGCTCGTAGATATCCTTAATGGCTCTACGTACCTTGGGCCCTTGTAGGTTCTTCCTAAATTCTGGCGTTGCTGTGCCTACACTCTCCAAAAGCTTTCTGGTAACCAGCCCCTGCCCTGGAGTTTTGAATTCCTGCTCAAAGCTCATGAAGCCAGCCTGCTTGGGCTGGATTTTTTTGTTGAAGGTATCGTCCTGCTTGCGCTTATTGGGGTAGGTTGCTTTCTTGCCTGTCCCTACTTTCTTCTCTTTCCATTGCTTGAAGGCATCATCTTGGTTGACAATCATTGGCCTGACTCGTGTCCCTGTGCCTAGCTGGGATTGCAGGAAGGCCTCGTCTGCCATCAGCTTCTCTACATCTGCCAGCCCGTCCTTGTCTCCTCTAAAATAAGGGTAGGCTGTGATGGAGCTGCCTGTGTCACTCAAAACAATGTTCGGGTAGCGCTTTGCCAGCATCTCCATCTGCTGAGGCATCAGTGCTGTTGGATAGAAGATAGAGGCTGCATCGGTTTCAAACTCTGCAGCTCTTTGAGGCGTTGGGTAGTTCCAGCTGACTCCACCCTGCGCTCCCATTGCAGCTCTGGTTGCGCTCAGTACGTCATAGTCCTGACGCTTTGCTAGCTTTGATGGTAGCTTTTCGTTCTTGTCATCTGGGCCAACAAGGCTAGGGTTCATCAGTTGGTTAAACTCTACCTCTCCCCCTTCGGGAGCCCATACCCCTATACCGTCTCGTGTAGGTCTGACCCTATCCTTATTGAGTGCCTGCACTAGTGCGTCTCGTGTTTCCCCTGGAGCCATGAAGTCTGCTCTGGGGTCATCAAGATATTCTTGCGCTAGGGCTTCATCTTCAAAGAGCTCAGGGAGATGCCCAGCGTTTGCGTAGGGCATCATCTCGTACTGGAAATTGACTGCATTGGTGTCCAGCTTTGCACGGTCAACGTCATCAATCATGATGGCGTATTGCTCTAGCATCTGTTGGTCTGGAGCTATGGGCATCTGCTGTCCAAAGCTACGTACTGTCAGAGGAGTCGCTCCTCCAGCTGCAGGGAGGCCTGCACCTCCGTCAGGGGTAGGAGCCAGTATTCCTGCATCTATTAGGGGTTGGGCAAATTTACGTTGCTGAAACAAGCTGGCAAAATCCGGTGTGTTGGCAATGAGCTCTCCGGTGATGGCTTGCTCATCTACCAGCTGTGCCGCATTCATGGCATCTGGGTTCTGTTGCCTGCTGTTCTTGTAGTCGAGTAAGGTCTTGGTGTAGCTCCAGATAGCCTCTTGGACATTGGCTACTGTCCAATCATAGCCTGTGCGCTCACGCAAAAGCTCTGTGGCTCTACGCATAGCAGCATTGGTTGCCAAGTACCCTTGGCCTGGAAGCCCAGCCCCAGCCTTGCGGTCTACGCCACTGAATACATCCTGCAGCACATTGAATGCTCTACCCTGCCAAGTGTCATTGGTGCTATAGTCGTAAAAGCCCTGCAGGTTCTTCATGAAGGACTGCACCTTCGGCCCACTCAGCTGGATGTCAAACGGGTCTTTCTCTTGTAGTGCGGTGACACTGTTATTCTTCCAACCAGGTAAAACACTTTTTTCTCCCCTGCCCCCTTGGACACTCTGGCCCATAATCTTGAGGATCTCGTCTCTATCAGTAGGCCTGCCTGCAGCTTTCCAGTTCTTCCAAATGTTTAACGTGTTTAAGAAGTTGGCTTCCACGCTCGTTTGTGGCGAGGTAGCTGCCAATAATCCAGCAAATCTGGCAGCATCGTCCTTCCCAAATACTTCCACCAGGGCAGCATGGCTTGCCTCGTACCAACCCACTTTACTTGCGCCAGCTAGCGCTAGGGTTGCCATGTGCTCAGGGTCAAGGTTCACATCATGCCGTGGGCTCACATACTGCCGCTGACCAGCTCCAGTGGCATAGTCTGCAATCTCCTCCAGGTTGGGAACCTTGCGCCTTCCCTCTGGGAGCTGCTGTATTTCTTCAGCCATCAAGTAAGGAGTCAGGGCCCTGAGCCTGGGGTCTGCTGCTACTGCCTCAGCGTAGGGAGATGCATAGATAGCATCTCCAGCTGGGCGGCCCCTATACGTAGGGATCGCATTGCCAAATTGCTTGCGGAAGTCTGCTTCGCTATTGAGAGCTCTAGGGCTCAGGGGATTCATCCCTGTTACGTCCAGTGCTGTCTTTACGGGGCTAAATGCTCCAACAGCACTGAGGAGCTCCTCAGCTCCTGCAGTCTGCAGCTCTTGTAAGTTTTGTTGGGTGTCTAGTTTTCTTCGTGCCATAAGTTTGTCTTAGCTCATGAAGTCAAGAGGGTCTACTGTCGAGTAATTGCTAGGAGTTAATTGACGGGAGCTTGCGGTGGCATCGGCTGCTGAGGCTGCATAGCCTGCTCTGCCTGCATGGCCTGCTGAGCTTGCTGGGCTTGCATCCCCACCGCATTCAATGCCTGCTGGTAGCGCTCTACTTGTGTACGCTGCTCTATCACATCCAGCTCCCGATTCCGTTGGAGCTCCTGCACCAGAGCTGTAGCATCCAGCTGGATTCCAGGGTACTTGGCCTTGAGCTCACTTGCCTTAAGCCAAAGGTCTATGCTCATCTGGTCACGTTTTCTGTCATCCTCTCTAGCATCAGATGCAGCTTTGCCCAACATGTCCATCTGCTTTACTTGGACTTCTGCTTCAGCAATCACTTGCTCAGGAGATTTTGGAGGCTCCTGCTGAGCCTGAGCTTGCTGTTGTTGCAACTGTTGCAACACGGCTTGGGGGTCACCAAAGAAGGTTTGGGCATCAGTAATTCCGTTGAGCTCCAGCAGGCGTTGCAGAGTAGCCCCATACTGGACTAGTCCTGCAAACTGGTTATCTGGGCCCATCAGCTGCAGCAGGCTTTCCTGCTTCTGGAGGATGGTCATGAAGAGCTGGGATTTTTGCGCAACATCTGCTCCCCCAATGGGCAGGCTGACTCTGACATTCATCAGAGGCCAGCCACTAGGGTCTATCGGGATGTACTGCCCTCGCAGCATCATCATGTCCTGCTGGTCTTGATGGTAGGTTATCAAGAGCAACATCTTCTCAAACAATGGCTTGATGCCTGTTTCGATAAGGGTACGGGTGATGAGCTCCAGGCGTGCCTGAGCTGCCTTGACTTGGCTATCTATTGCTATGGCAGTAGTGCTCTGGAGGCTGGAAGCATCCAGGCCCTGAGACGCATCAGTAAGCCCTGTGCGCTTCTGGGAGACTCTGTCGAGGTATTCCAACATGGGTTGGGCCTGCTGGCCTACGTAGTCAATGGTGAGCTGCTGGATGGCTCCAGGTTGACGCATAGCTATCAAAGCTCCAACCTCATCATTGCTCAGCTCAGCATAGTCCACTTGTCCCTCAACATACGCCACACGGGGGGTCGTTGCTAATGCCAGCGAGTCCAGCATGTTGCGCATGGTTGCACTCTTGGTGCGTTGAATGTCTGCCAGCTCATCAAATAGGCTTTCGCCACTCCAATGATGTGGCAGGCAGCTCATGCGGAATACTACAAAAGGATGGTCATCTACCACTACATTGCGCACGATGTTGTAGGCGCTACCCATGCAGCAGATTTTGCGTCTCTCTGCTCTGCCATCTCCATCCAAGTCCACATTCACATAGGCCTCAATGTAGAGCACTTCTCTATTTGCTGGGTCTGATTCTGTCTGCTCTTCTTCCCTCCAGGTTGGATTTCGTAGGAGCCACTCCTCATTGCTTTTGTAGGTGTCATCCACATCAGCGTATTGCATCACGAGCTCAGGGTCATAGCCCATGTCCACAAGGTCACTGACGGTGAGCCTTTGTCTACGTGCCAGGATTTTTGCATCCTTGAGGCTGACTGCATTTCTGTTGATGAGGAACTCCTCTGGTGGTACGGCATCTACGCATACCTTCCCCTTGGAGCTGGTCTTGCTCAGGGTCAGGTTGAATAGCCCATCCTCACTCTGGCTGGAGCTCGTAATCTCCCACTGGCCCTGTTGCATTACTGCAGCTGCTACTTCCTGGCTGATGCCACTTAGCTCCCGTACTATGGTCTCTACCTGTTCCTCGTACCAAATTTGCGCAATTCCTACTCCCTTGATGAGGGCATCCTTGATGACAGTGTCCAGCAATGTATATCCATCAAGTCTATCCTTGAGAAGATAGTTGCAGTACTCCGTTGCCTGTTGTGCCAATGGAACATCATCAGCCTGTCTGGGCTCAAACTCGACTACATGCTCAGCTGAGAAGAGGGTACGCATGATGCTGGGCAGACACTGCTGCACCGCATCATGTATCTCCTTTGCTTGGTACTGACTTCTGCCTTCCTGCTCTACCGGATTGTCTCCACTGTCTGCAAAGGGCTCTGCCAGGTAGTAACGCATGGCACGAGCTCTGTCTGGAGAGAGCTCCGTGTCAATGTAGTCAATACTTTCTGTAATCGTGTTACTGACCCAAGCCTGGAAGCTTATTTCGTCTAGTGGGATGTACTCAGCCATTGGGTTCCTTCTCTGGGATATCAACTTCAAACCATTCCTTGTTGCACGCTTCGCAATGCAATGCTGGATAGGCTCTTGTAGGTGGTGCTAGCGGCCCTTGACACTCTGGGCATTGGGTCAGGCTCATGCGACTACTCCTGCGTTTCTGCGCTCAGGTTTGCGTTTGTTCCGAATATAGCCACTGCTGTCCAACATCGGGCTCGCAAAGGTTAGACAAAGAGCATCCGCAAAGTCCGGTGACTTGCGGAGCCTCTTGGCTGTGACTTCCTTGCGCTCCAGCCCTAATGTGCCATTGGGTTTGTACTCAAACCGTGGAGCCACTAAATCCTCTACGAGCTGCTGATGGTCTGGTAACTCTACTTCCCCTCCAAGCCACTCTCTGCAAGTAAACCAGAGCTCTGCTCTCTTATTGGCGTAAGTGTCCGCCTTGCTGGGGGTCTCACTGACATTGATGCCTATTGCTGGCACACCCAGCTGACGCAACCTGTCCACTACACCAGCTCCTAAACCGATATTGTCACAGCATATTTCTATGGGCTGCTGCTCTGCATCCTGATACAAGTGGTCAACCCTGTCTGCCAGGGTCATCAAGTCCAGCTTCTCCCAGCTCTGTATCTTCGTTACCTTGCGGCCCTGACGTTCCACCAGCACTGACTTGTCTGCACCCATACGGGCTACATCCAGGCCCCAGATGGTTGGGTAGTCATGCGGAACCTTGACTCTACGGCTGACTGCATCCTCCACTAAGCCACGGGGGATGACCGTGTCATCATCCACCGTAGGCCATAACCCCAAGACACGAGTACGCCACTGGTTGCTCTCCTTGCCGTACTTGTCCCTCATCTCTGTGATGAAGTCTGGGCTCACCATTGGCGAGTCGAGGCAGCTGACGTTCATTGTGTACCACGTGCCCTTGTTCACGTGATGCGTGTCAAAGAAGTAGCCTGTGCTTCTTGTGGGGTTGCCAATTAAGCATATGTAGGCGTTTGCGCTCGTCATACTGCCATAGGCTGCTTCGTATACAGCCTCATCCACTCCAGCAGCCTCATCTACGCATAAAAAAGTTGTAGCTGAGTGGATTCCCTGCATGGCATCGGGCTGGTCTTTGCGGCTCACCTTGAAGCTCAGGAAAGCCTCTGTAGGAGATGCTGCCAACTCAATGCGCTCACTCTTGACTACTAAAAGCTCTCTCAGAGCCTCTGGAAGCTCTGTAATCCAGCGCTTGACCTCAGCAGCCAGCACATCAAAAAGCTGGCTCTGGGTAGGGCTCGTGGCTACCAGCTTGATGGGGTATCTTGTCAGCAGAAACCACAGCATGGCCCAGGACGTTACTGCACTCTTGCCCACCCCGTGGCCTGCCGCACAACTGCATCTCCGTGTACCACGTGCAAACTGGTCTAGTAGTTGGGATTGCCAAGGCTGAGGGGTGACCTTCAGTACGTTAATGACAAACCCATTGGGGTCATCGTAATAACGCTCCAGAAACTCACGATAGACATTGCCTTTGCTCATAATTTGCTAATCGTTACTTCAGCTCTGCCTGGGCGTTGGATATCTCTACGATACAAATGCAGCTCATCTACTTGCGAATCATCTGGGAAAACTCCCCAGTGCATCAAGAGGTCAAGCACTGCCTTGGCATGGTTGTCCAAGTCCCTGGCTGCTTTTGATGGTGGATAGTACTCTATGCTTACTGCTAAACGGTCTTGAGCTGTGTAGCGCTGAAAGGAGGGGGCAGGAGACTTCTTGTAAAGTCTCCCTGCCTTGGAGAGGATGGTGCGGCCCTGGAATTGTCTCCAGTAGCCATTGACGCTGGGAGGCCAGCCTAGTACTAGTTTCTGTGCTTCATCCAAATTCCTCTAGCTCCACAAGCTTGAAAACTCTACTCGTTCTTTCAAGCTCGTAGGCTTTTGTCAATTTTGGTTGCTCTTCCTTGAGCTTTTTTGTGTCCAAGACCTTGCGGCTCTGGTCTTTCCATGTTGCCAGTACCAAGCCCGTAGCTGGAGATACCAACGTCTGAGCTTCACGCATGTGCCCCTTAATTTGCGCTTCATGTAACGCCATTTGCTCTTGCAGCTGCTTCTGCTTCTGCTTGCACTGGCGAAACTGCTCCACTGCCACCACGAGCGACTGAGGACACTCGACTGTTTCATCATTCCCCCTTGGATAGGCTGCTTCCATGTCTGCCAAAAACTCCAGCTCTGGTGGAACCTGCTTGAGCACATGCTCCTCCCAGAAGTGAGTACACTTGTCCAACAATCGCTGCGCAAAGCTCTTGTTGTAGGGCACTTTGTAGAGCCGTATGTCATTCTCGCCCAAGATGCCTACTATCACATACCAGAGACTCTTGCCTGTGATCATCATGTACCACTGCACCTGACAGTAGTAGTTTAGGGGGAGCCCTTCTCCAGGCTCCATGATCACTTCACCAGTGGGTGCAAACTTCTTCTTGCTCCGAAAGCTTGCGGTCTTTACTTCCAAGCCAGCCTCACGGTGTAAACCATCCACATGCGCCACGCAGTACTCAAACTGCGAATGGCGAAATGTCTTGCTGCTTCTACGGAACTTTAGCCCTGTCTCTCGTGCTGCTACCTGCCGTAAAGGCTCCTCCAACATGTTCCCCCAGTGGGTTGCCGCATTCCCACTGAAAGCTGGTGCTAGCCCCATTTTCTGCTGGTAGAGCTGGTAGCGGCTCTGCCATTCATTCATGCCAGCAGCGCTTGCACAATCACTTCCCCCTAAGTACTTGCGTCTCTCCTCTGCACTAAATCCCATACAGCCTCTCCTGTTGCTCTATCAGTGTGTTGAAGTTTACCTGCTCCAAGTCCTCCAGTGGGAAATAGATAATTCCATTGCCCTGCATCCAATGCCCCTGGAAAGCCTTCTTCCAGCCCCTGCCCGTATAAGGCTCCCAAAGCCAATAGATGCCAGGTTCGTCCTGCTCAAAGTAACGGAAGTACACCTTGCTGGTGATCTTCTGGTAGTCCCAGAGCTGCTGCATCTTTGTAAACTTCCCCTGGTTGAAGGCCTGCACCCTTTGAGGTCTGGTCTTCTGCCCCTTGAGCTCTATGTAGCACTCTACCTTGTTGTTCTCCTTGTTCTTCTCCTCTACCCAGCTGGTGTCCACGGCTGTGAAGTCCAGCTCGTGAAACCTGCCGTTGTGCATCAGCTCCACGTAAGGGTAGGCCTTCTCGTAGTACTGCTTGAATTCTTGCTCTCTAGCCTCACTGTCTGGTGTGTTCTTGTCTTCAAAACTTGCTTGCATATGCGCCTTCCTATGGCTGTTGCAGAATGTTGCAACACTGATGGTTGCTGGGGTGGAAGCCAGTAGACCTTAGTAGCCGCTCTCTTCAACTACACATCGGTTGCGGCTCAGGGTGCTGAGTCCATAAAAGGTCACCCTGTGCAAGGAGTTATCTGCAGCGCCTCTACTGGCTATAGCTGGGGTAGCAGACCGTTGGCAGGCATGCGGGAAACTGCCTATTGGTTGCGGCTCAGGGGGAAATTAACGAAAAGCCCTGTGCTGGTTAGGCTAGCCTCTGCTACCAAAAATTTTAAAAAAACTGGGGGGTGTTTAGGTACTCAAACTATTTCGGCCCCAAAAGCAGCGAGGGGGGGGCTCCAGCTGCGCATTTGGCCCAGAAGTTGGCGGTTTCCTATGGTTTTACGGTTATCGTATTACGGTTGCCACCAGCTAGGCCTCATGTTTACTGGGCAGAGCAGCGGATACCATAGCCGCAGCGCTCTGCCTTTCTGGGCTGATGACCCCGTATGCTCGTGAGTCATCTTGGGGTTTGTTTCGTGGCTATACCCTCTCCCCAAATTACCCCCAAATTACTCCCTCATTACTCCCTCAGTACCTATGGTACAGACAGTACCTGCACACCTTATGGGCTTCACTCCAATAGCGCTTGGAGCTAGGCTTCCAGCAATCACAGAGCTTGCAGTACTTCAGTGGATTACGTTTCCTAAGCTTCTCCAGGCGTTGCAGCAGCCTCTGACTAAGAGGCTTCAGCAGCATGGGATTGCGATAGGTTGCGTAGCTAATCACCCAGCTGCTCTATGAGGTTCAGATAGTGTTGCTCACGTAGTTGCAGCGCTTCCTCCAGAGTCAGGTAGAGATACCCTGGCGAAAGCTCATGAGGCGCTAGATTTAGCTGTTGCAACAGTTTTTCAACATCTTCCAGAGTGATCTTCAGCCTACGTTGCTGGTCTTGCAAACTGGTATAGCCTGAGTGCTTGGGCCTATGCTTGTAGTGGCGGATGGCTTGAGCATCCTCAACATGCAGCACCTGAGTCTGTCCAGCGTTACCCACACCAGTGCTCTGTATCTGAAGAAACTTCATCATCTGCCGTATACGGGAGCTATCCACCTTGAGCTCTTGGGCCAGTTCCTTGACTTCAATGGTCTTACCAGACATGGCGCTTCAACTCTTGCTGCAGAGTAGTCAGCTGGGCACTGAGCTGCTCTATGGTGTCTCGTTGACGTTTGACGGTCACGATGAGCTCTTGGTTATCCTGTTTGTGCTTACGAATCTCACTCCATTTCTGCAGGGCAAAGGTCTGTTGCTTGGTTGGCTTGGTGACCAGCTTCCAGCCCAACATCTTTCTCATCTTGCGCAACTGCCAGGGAGCCACGGTATAGCCTACTTTCTCCAGATTCTGGCAGAGCTTTAGAGCTGGTAAATGCTCCCAAGTGGCTTTCTTGGACTTCATCAGCTCCATGATGCGGTAGTAGCTCTCTGTGCTTAGACGGTTTCTAATCTTCATCGCTCTCCTTTGGGTTAATCACCTTGAGATGAGGCAGTGTTTTCAGTTGGGCCAGCTCCTTCAGTGCAGCTAGATGGTCTTGCTGTTTGTTGGAGTGCTCAACTTCCAGCTTGGCCCTATCTCCGTAGGTCTCAGGAGCATACTTGGTAGCAAACCAGCGTTGCTGCTCTAGCCTAAGTCTGGCGAACCTTGGGTCAGTCATGTCAAAGCCATCTATGTCATCAGCAGCAGCTTCAGCATAGCTGTGGCCTGCAGCCTCCAGAGCTGCAGCGACATCAGCCTTGCGCTCAGGGTTGGCATTAATCCAGCGATAGTAGGCAGAGAATGGAATCTCCCAAAGTGTCAGGTGAGCTCGTAGTCTGCCTTTCTCGCTAATTTGGGCTAGGAACTGCTCCCAGAAGTCTGGGTCTTCCCTGAGCTTCTCCCAGCGATTCTGTCCCTCCTTCTTGCGTTTGTTTTTCCAGGTTTCGTAGCGTTTTTTTTCATCTCTAGGCATAGGGCTGTGAGGCTGTAGTTTTGAGGGGTGAGCAGAGGAGGGAGTACGTAGTAGTTATAACTACTACTCCCTCCTCTACCCCGATTAGGCTCAACAGAGCTCCACTTGGCGTGAGCCCTTAGTGTCTCCAGTGAGCTTGATTTTTCCCTTGGTTTCCAGAGTCTCCACGATGTAGTCATACTCTCGCACACCTCCGGTCAGGGCATGGCTTTGCAACAGTTGTCGATAGCTGAGGCTCCCTCCACGCTTGGCAATGTAGGTCAGCAGCTTGGACTCCTTCACCAGCTGTGGAGATTGCCCCAGGTCTTGAGTCAGCAGCTGCTTGGTGGAGCCCATTGCGTAGAGCAGCACTTGGTAGGCGCTATGGATGGCTTCTTCATCGGGCTCTACCTGCCTTGGGTTGATGAGCAGCTGCATCAGCATCGCCAGCTTCAGTAGCGATGGGCCCCAGCGCTTGGCAAAGCTGTAGAGCGCATTCTGAATCCCTTGCTCCTGCTCAAACACCCAGCTGTAGATGGCATCATGATGCTGGGTGTAGCTCTCCCTGGCTTCTGGACTCATATTGCTGGCACTGCCCACTTTGAGCTCAGAATGCAGTAAATATTGGCAAAGCTTAGAAAGTCGCTGATAGCTATCCCACTCCTTACTGTTGCAACATGTTGCAACACTTGGTAAAGCCGCTGGAATGCTATTACTGGTACTAGGAGGGGAGAACATAAGAAAACGTGGCAGGAAGCCGCTTCTGACATCTTCTGTCGTAATCAGCTCTCTGATGAACTCAATAGTGCTGACTCCACAGATAGAGACATAAGGCTCCTCAATGCGGATAGTGGCATTGCCTCTGGTACGCTCCTCTATCGGCTCTACTACGTCATAGATGGAAGTAAACCTAGCCTTGGCTCCCTCGTTCCACTTAGCGCCCAGGTTGTGCAGAAAGCTAGAGAACTCTGACTGCATCATTAGGCCTCCACCCTGCTCATGGAGCTTATCGAGAAGCCCCTGCCAGCTGAAGGAGTCTGGCAGGCTTCTCAGCTGCTTTTGAAGCGTTACCTTGCGCAGCTCGTCCTCACTGTCTTCAGCAGCTTTGATGTGCTTGAGCAGCTCACCGTCCATATCTCTCAGTACTTGCGTACCTAGCCTGAGTCCGGTGCTCTTGAAGGCTCCACTTGCGCTAAGCGTCAGGCTCCAGATGCAGGGGTGCAGGTCTTGGAAATAACCCACTAGCTTGCGTCTGTGCATGGCATAAGCGCTTAGCGTGCTCAAGGCTGCAATGGTAGTGAGGATAGTGTCTGAGCCTGTGAGCTCTGACACATTGCCTACATAGTCCTGCAGTAATGGAGGTAGCCCTGTGATCTCAAAGACAGGCATTTGATATTGGTGCAGGTATCCCTCAGCTAGTTGGGAGCAAAGCCTTTGAGCCACCTCAATACGCTGAGCTTCCTTCCATTGAGTAGCTGCCTCTGTCAGCTCCAGCTGCTGGGAGATCTCCTCGACAGTACAAGCTCCGGTGCAATGGAGCTCCACCTTGTCTTCCAGCAGCGTGATGACATGTTTCTGCCTGCGCTTCTCAGGACACTTGTACACTGCACTAGTACCATTCACTTGCGCAGCATCTGGGAGCTTGGACTTGATGAGCTCAAAGACCTCACCTGGAGTCACAGCTCTTCTCTCAGTAGGGCATCTTCCACTGTATCTTCAAAC